AGCCAATGAACCCATAAATGTGGATGCCATACTATTAAGACCTGTTGCTAATCCACTAAAGTTTTCTTCTAATGCTTTTAGTTTAACTTTACCCATAAATAATAAGAATGGGATTGATGGGAGTGCTACGATAAAAGCAGGTCCTGCAAGTGCAACTGCACCGATACCTGCGAATACTTTACCATCACCCATTTCTCTTAAACCATCTGCAAGTGATTTTAATCCACCACCACTACCTGATGCTGATTGTGCTGCTTGACCTCCTGCGTCTTGTGTAGCTTCTAATCCTGGTACTCCACCACCTCCAGAAGAACCACCACCGCCGCGACCAATCATATTCATCACACCATCTTTCATATTACCGAGAACTGAACCACCATTCATCATAGAATTAAAAATAGCAGTTTTAGCGATTAATTTAACCATTTCTAAAACAGTATCACCAACGAATGATAAACCTGCTGCAGCATATCCTTGTGCGGTTTCCATCATTCCTGCGTACTCACCATATTTTTCTGTAAGTTCTTTTTGTTTCTCAGACTTTTGAATTTGAACTGCCAAATCCTCTCTACTCATACCATATGCTTCAGCCATGGCGTTTTGTTGAACAAGACTAAGATTATTAAACTCTTCTGCAGTACCGGCTTGTTCTAATAACAAATCGGCCATTTGTTGTTCAATTTTAGCACGTTCTTCTGCTGAGGTTGCTGTCATCAATTGTGCTGATAACGACCTCATCTCATTTGCACCGATATCTCTACCTAATAATGCTCTAGCTTTTGCTTCATTTCTCATAGAAGTTTCAATATCCAACATATTGTTGGCTAAACCTTCTATTTTTTCCATAGTAGTACCACGTTTGGCTAGTTCGGCATTACCTTTGATTATGGCCTCTATTTCTTGTTCAGATGCACCAACTAGTCTATGCATCTGATTTTCTAATCCCTTAACTGCCATTGTAGAAGAAATACCTACTTCTTTTGATATATCTTCTATTTTATCTCTAACCTCATCTGCAGGAACACCTGCTGCTTCAAATGATTCTGCTAATTTAAGGGCTGATGATGCATCACCAGTTACTGCAGATAGTTCAGTAACACCTTTAATTAATTCATCTGAGGCGGCGTTGACGTTACCATATTCGGCGGTGATTGCTTTTGCAGATGCTGCAATAGCCTCTGTACCATATAGGAATCCAGTTAAACTCCACGATGCCATTTCTACTTTTCCTTGTAACATAACGGCTTCGTTTACTGATAAACCTAATTGGGTTACACCTTCTTTAATTCCATCAGATATTCTTTTTGCACTAGCACTAACACTTTCAAATGCTTTATTTAAAAATAATGCCTTCAGAGCACCACCTGTAACTGCAGCTTCGATATCACTGTTTATACCCAATAAATCTTTGAGTATTCCCCTACCAGCCTCATTTAAATTATTACGTTCTTGTTCTGCTAACGCAATTTCTTTATTTTTTTCTAAATGAGATTTTAAACTATCTAACTGGTCAATGTAGTGTTGATTAACTTCATCTCCTCTTTCGATTTGCTCTTTCAACATACCATCAATTGCTTCTTGAATACTGTTGATTTGACCTGTAAGTGATTCTTCGTTTTCTAATTTTTTTAGTAGTTGTTCTTTTAAACCTATGGCTTCATTAGATAATGCTTTTGTTGTTTGGGCATTCTTAATCAACGCAAGTTGTGCTGCAGCCAAATCTTTAGTTGCTTGGATTTCTTCCTGCAACTCCTTTTTACGATTTTGAATATCTTTTTTAGCCATTTGTATAAATTACTATATTTTCAGACCACCTGATTTAAGTGCTGTTTGAAGTGTTGAGTTTAACTTTCTAAGACGTTCCCTATCCTTATCAGTAGGTGCTGAATCTTCCATATCTTTTAAATCAGATTTCAAATCTTTGATTTTTCTATCCAATTTTTTACGTTTACTTCTGAATATATCAAACATATCTTCAGAAAGACCAACTTCCTTAAAAAGTTCTCTGAGTTGTGATTCTTTAATCTTCATATCAGTTTCCTTATTGTTATATGTATAAATATAAGAAAACCCAACAATTACGTTGGGTTTCTTATTATCTTCTTGCACCTTTTGATTTTTTCACTTGTTTTTCATATGCTTGTTTTTCGTTTTCCTTAAACTCTACAATTTTACTTATATAAAATTTTCGAGCCCAAAGTGGCATATTGTAAACATCTGAAAAGGTAAACCCACCATTTCCATGATAGATTAGGTCGAATATTTGAGAGTGTAATAACTTCCTATAATTAAGACTTAGGCCAAAAAAACCCGACATCCATAGGCAGTAGCATCTCTCTCCTTTCCCCAGTCTCTTCAGAAATAAATTCATAAGTTAAATCAATATCTGGTAAAACTTCATTAATGTATGCTCTGAGAGACTTAGAATCTACTGCAAACAATTCGTTATCTACGAAATTACTAATAACTTTAGCATCGTATTCCCCATCTACTGATGTGATTGTGTTTTTCAAACGAGTCGTTAATTCTTTAGATGTTAAATCTTTCATTTTACGACCTGCCTTTTTCAGTTCTTCTAACTGATGTTTAATCTTACGTTCTTTACTTTCAGTTAATGCTTGAAACGTAATCTTACGAGTTGAACGAGGTAGTGTGAATTCGAACTCATTTTTATGTGGTTCTGTTTGTTTACTACCATCGTAATCTTTATTTTCAAATAGAGTTAAATCAATAACTTCTTTTTGTTTTGTGTTAGTAAATGGGTCTGTAATCTCCACCTCATAATCCTTACCATATCCTAAAATACGTGCTGCAATCATAATTGCGTTTTTATCACCTGCGGTGATATCTACATATTTTACTGGTAATCCTTCACCATTTGAGATAATAAGTGATTGGAATAATCTATCCAATACTGAACCATCTTTGATATATGATTGTGTTGTGAGGATATCTTCCTCTTTTGCAGTCATATACTTCATTTCTACCTTACCCGATGCTAACGGATTATCTTTTGGATAAATTAATCCTTTAGATGGTAAATCTACGATTTCAGTAGGGAATTTGTAATCAGAAACTTGCTTTTGTTGATGTTGTTGTTTGGCGAGTTCCACCATCTCTTTGTTGGAGATGTTCGATGAATAATCATCTTGTAAATTTTCTGTACTCATAACGTTACTCTTTTGTTTTAAAACTTGTATTTGTTGGTTAACCTATTAATAAATATGATAATAAAAATAATTAAACAAAAAAACCCCAACAAAAATGTTGGGGTTCTTAATTTTCAATTTGTATTACAACAATCCGAAATTAGTATTGTAGTATTGCGTAATCGTATGTAAGTGTTAAATCAACAGTTGCTAAATCTTCACCAGTGTAATCCATATCTGAGAATTTTGCTGTTTGGATATAAGCTCCTTTAAGTGTCCACTCTTCTACTTTATCACCAACAGGACCCAAACTGTTAAAAGTGATATCTTTTTTGTAGAAATCAGAGTAACCGTCTCTACCAGTTACTGATTCGTGGTGTAAACGTACCCACTCCATTGTAGCTTGTGCTGCAGATGGAACTACGGGGTCGTAAAGAGAAATTGTTAAATCACTCCACTCACTTCTACCTTTTACATATCTTCTTACGTTGATATGGTCGATAGTTACTTTACCATTTGTTATTTCAGGTCTATTGGCTGCTTTGATTAGATATGCAGGAATTCCTTCTACATACATAATAAAGCGGTTCGACATCTTCGGTTCGAATGATGTGAACATTACTTCAGTTGGGTCTAATAATTGTGCCATTTATGTTACTCCGTTGTCTTTTCTTTAATATAAATATTGTTCTTTTAAAAAAAGATTGTGTTCCCCACCGAAATGGGGAACTTAATCTAATTTATCTATTCTGGAAATGCTGCCCCAGTTGGTAATACGTTGAAATCTAGAACAATAAACTCAGCAGTCTTAGCTGGTTGTAAGAAGATTTCTCCTACCATAATGTTTCTATCAATTACATCTGGAGTGTTATTAGTTTCATCCATAATCACTCTAAATGCGTATAACCCTTGTCTTTGTTGGATTGATTCCAAATAAGGATTAACGATTGATAAGAATCTGTTTCTCGTAGCTGCTGTGTTGTTTTCGAACACTAAGTAACGAGTAGAAGATGCGATGAACTTCTTCACTGCAATCAACAACCTTCTTACATTGATTCTATCCAATGCTGATGGTTTAGCTTGTAGTGTTTTCTGTCCAAACACAGTTACACCTTGTCCAGGGAATGTAGCGATAGGATTCAATCTACCTTCGTAGAGTTCATCTCTTTCTGCTCTTGTCAATCTTGTCTTAGCTTCAATTACTGAAGTTAATCCACCTCTATTCAATCCTGCAGGAGCGAACCACTCAGCGGCAACTTGGTCGTTAAATGCGATAACGCCAGGAAGTACAGCTGATGGCGGCACCCATACTGGTTTGTTCTTATCTGTGTTAAGAATCTTAACCCAAGGGTAGTAAGATGCTACATAGTTTGAATCAAATGATTGAACTGCGTTAGTTGCAGTTGAAATTGAATCACCCCATGCAGATGCATCCATTACGAAGAATGTATCTTGTCTATCTTCACACATATCTTTAGCAAATGTTGTTACTGAAGAGTGTAATCTGTGGATAACACCTGGAATTACTAACATATTGATATCAAACTCATCAGGATTAGATACAGCGTTGATAGCTTTTCTAAATGCTAATGTACCAGTTGCGGTATTTGAAGATAAATCATATCCTTGTGTATTACCTGCGATGATATCACCTGCAGTATAAACAATTCTATTTGGTTTGTATCCATCAAATCCACTTTGGAAAGGAACTAAGAATTTACGAGATGCTAATGCCGTATTATTATCATTTAAATCAATTGCTCCAGTGTATGGTGCGCCTGAAGATGGGTAGTTAGCTCCAGTATTCTGATTGTAATCACCTAAGTAGAATGCAGTACCTGCAGTTGCAGTAGATGAATCAGGAGTTGGTGCTAAATAGTTTAAGTTATCAGTTGTAGCAAAATCAAAATCAAATCCATAGAATCTCTTAGGATTGTATGAGTTATTGATTGTTTGGTCTGATACATAAGTTGGATTAGGTAACGTAAATGCAGTTCCATAAGGATTTTGCAATGCTGCGAATCCGAAAGGTACTAATGAAGGGTCAATTGCCTCATCTTTAACTGCCTGAGTTACTTCAACTCTAATGTTTGCCGAATTGTTAGGGTAATCACCATTTGTTGATAATTTACCATTTGAATCAACAGTAATATACTTATCACCAATTACTCTAGCGATAAAGTTAGGTGAATTAGGGTCTAAGTTAACACCCTGGAAAGTTTCAACTAAGTTAGGTCTGATATCTGAATCAACCACGCCTACGAATGGTGAACCATTTACTTTATCTTGGTCTACTCTTCTTACGATTACAGTAAATGAACCATACTCAGAACCTGCTACAGTTCCAGCTGGTTTAACATCCTGAATACCGATTTTAAATTCGTAGTTAGTTGGGTTACCATGTGATAAAGTATGGAACTTAAATAAGTTAGTAGTAGCACCACCCACTTTCTGTGATGTAATGTATGGTGTTGATGCCTCAGTATATGCTTTTGAATAATCAATATCTTTTGCAACATCTAAAGTTACAACAACTTCTTCACCAGTGGCGAACGATGCTGATTGGAATGTTTTAAAGTTAGATTGTACAAACGCGTCTTGCGAACCTCTTGGAGAGAATCCAAAAGTTTTGGTAAAGTAGTTACCATTTGTTGGGTTTAAAGATGCTGAAAAATTAGTTTCAACAGCCTCTGAACCTGTAATTGTTAATGTAAATAAAGATGCTGA